AAAAAGAAAACCGATATAATCAGTGTAGATTATAGTAAGTTCGACGGTACACAAAATGCCAGCATTCGAGCTTTCGAACACAAGTTATATCTCAAGTTTTTCGGAAACGACCCCGTTCTCATACAGCTACTTAATAATGAGTGTGAGGTGCAGTGCAGATCTGATAAGCCTGTTAACCAATATGAAGGAAGACTCAATTTCTTCATGGAGTTTGATAAGCCGTCGGGGAGCATGACTACCACTGAAGGAAACACCGACATCAACGCTTGGATAGCTTATAGCGCACACAGGTACTTTGGCAGAAGCCATAAGGAAGCTGTGAGCCTTATGGGCCTGGTGGGTGGCGATGATGGGAACCATTGTATGTCAATGGTGGAATTCAAAGAGGTGGCTGAAAAGATCTTCGGCCTTAAAGTTACTGGAGACACGTTCAATGATGGATGGGTCCCGTTTTATTCTAGAATATTCTATAGAATGGAAGATGGGACAGTGACCTCATTTTGTGACCCGATAAGAGCTATTTCTAAAATGCACATATCGATGGACAAAATGGTATCCAAAGAACAAGCACTAGTTAATAAACTAGGAGGTTACGAGGTAACCGATCGCGACACGGTCATTGTCGGTCCACTTATATCGTTGGTTAAGAGAGAGTATCCTGAACTATGGGCTAAAGTCAAGCCTGATAGTAGAGGCTTATCATACGATATAAGGAAGATGAAACCCGGGTGGACGTTGAAACCGGTAAGTTTGGATGAGCAGGTAAGGGTGTTAAGTCTTTACCTAGATATGCAGGAATGCGACCTCACTGAAGCACATAGGCAAGTTAAGAGTTGGACTACACTCAAGGACGCTTGTATTGTGATTAACACGGGGGCTGAATATCGAGCAAAACCAAAGAACACACAAAACAACAACGAGCCTTTCGATTTAACTATGAAGGCCCGCTCAATTCTTTACAGGAAAGGGAAAAACCCTACCAGTAAGAAGGGGGAAACCAAGAGCAGTAGCCCTGTCGTGCAACGCGGCAAGAAAAAGGCTACAAAAACAATCGCAATGGAAACTAGCGAGATACAGCTCAAGGAGAACTCCAAGACCGGAGCTAAAATAATTAATGAAGAAGAAATGGGAC